CCAGATCCTTTTTGTACGCCTTGTTTACCGTCCAGATCTCATCCACATCAGATCCACGATGGAGATCCATTGTCTCCTCACAAAATCCTACAATCGCCACTGATCTGCTGGTCATTACTTAATCACCATTTTTGTCTCAGGATCGATTAGCTCCAATTTGATCAGAGCGACCTCAATGATTTCGTCACGTACAGAAGGATGATCCCATCTCTTTCCCTTGTGTTTTACTTTGGCCTCTTTAACTTTCTGTTCTTTTTTGTCAACCACATTTATTTTTGTTGGCATCATTTCACCTCAATTACAACGGGTTCAATCTCCGAGTATTTAACATCATTTCCCTTTACTTCAATTTGCGAGTCGGGGTATTCGCTGGTCAATTCGATTTCTGTATACCCATAGCCCAAAGTGTCAAATGTCTCTGCCGCAATTGGATAAACATCATCATTGATTTTTACATCCACACTACCAGTTCCACCTAGGGTCGGCATTCTTACCGTAACTGAAATTGAGTCTACGCCATCACCGATGATCTCACCAGCCTTGTTGCTACCAACACTTCCATCGATGTAGACATCAAACGACATGGGGCAAGCCATCCACGCCGCTTCAAGTGTTGCCTGATCTGGCTGCGGAACACCCGCACGCCATTCGTTAATTTCTGATTTATCGTTAGCAAGAGTATACTCATAACTTGGATCAATCTGCCATATTGCTAATGCCATATCCATTGTCACTCCTTCCAAAATTCTGCAATTGTGTAAGTTTCTGCTTGTAAGTTTACGGCATCACCAAAACCTACAGTAGCTTTAGTGTTCGTACATTGATGCTGAACTTCGAACACTTTTTGTGCAGCTATTGTAAATCTACCAACTATAAAGCTTCTATTCGAAGAAACACTGCCATCTCGTTCTGCTTCTGAACTACCCGTTAACTCGACCGAAGTATCGGTAATGTTATATAAGCGTATTATATGTTCCAAACAATGAACCCCTGGCGCAGAAATAAAACACTTATAAGTTCCCGCATCTAGCGTGATCTGATTTGATGACAAAGCGGCATTGTTTCCCATATCAACCTTTTCGCTAGTTAAATCTCTTGTGCGCCACGCTCCAGAGGTGAAAGTCCCGCCATCTGTGTTCTGAGCTTTTTCATCCACGATTAAAATGTAGTTGTCGCCAGCAGTCCCCCATTCTGGTGCGGTTGCACCAGAATTAGTTTTCAGTGCCTGTCCCGCTGTGCCTATACCCAGCCTCGCAAGGGCATTTGCACCAGTGGCATACACAATATCACCAGCAGTTGTCACCTTGGCTGGAGCGGTTTCTGTTATAGATCCACTCACTCCCAGGTAATTATTCCAGATAGCACTTGTGATCAGCGTTCCAGTAGTTTTGTCAGCTCCACCTGTCCATGCCATATATCACACTCCTACACGGGGATACCGTGATCGATATTTTCTTGCTTGAGATCATCCAGTGTCTCCAGCGGCGCTATCCAATTTCTATTCTGCGGAAATGGTCTTAGCACCAGGATCCTCTCGATCTCTTTTTGTAATTTGTTATCAGGAAAGATCACGGGGCGAGCCTTGTATCCATTGACCGCGTTCTCACAGTTTGGACAATAGAAGGGCTGACCCACATCCACCACCATCCGCTCTCCGCACTCACACTTGGTATCCCAATTAGACTCCAGGATTTGAGCGTACAGAGGATCACCCGATGGAGCCCAATCCACCACACCACGCCCCCATCTCGATCTAACTAACTTATCGACCCAAGGGCGATATCCACCCGCTCTCCTGACAGTTTCTTGATGACTTGCAAATTTGATCATACTCATTGTTAGCTCCTAAAATGGTCCTAGATAAGTGGTTTCTCCAATTTCAGAAAATCCACTTATGCCCAGGTTCCAATATGAGTTAGGATCCGCTGGCTCTGTGATCCAATAACACTCATACGTTTTGTTTTGAATAAATTTATGCTGTTCTCCAATTATGAAATAATCTTTTGCGTCCACCACGGTTTGATCCTCAGATAAGGTTACTCTGTTTCCAATAGTGAGAGATAATGCGTCAGTCATTAAGGCATCACTCTTTTGAGGCATTAGTTTTACTTTTTTGATCTCTCCCCTGGGATCTTTTCTCAGATTCACAATGTAATCCGCTAAACTTTGTGCATCATCAGCATTGTCCATTACAAACGGATACTTATACACCTGATATCCATAGTCTTTGATACTAGCATTGTCCTGTGCGTCTACATCGAGTTCACCAAAATCCGTTACCTTAGTACCTCTGATCTTTGCTCCTGGTTGGATCCAAACATCCACAGCGGCGGCGTTAGTGAACGTTACCTCACTACGAGTAGCATCTTCGGTTGTGAGAACTGTAGTGACGGATGTGGTGTAATCCGTTCCAGTACCATCCTCATTTTCCGTGGCTGTAAAGTCCGTTGTTTGTTGGGGAGTTATAGCATCTTTTCCAGCGATCTTAGCACCACTCACGGACTGATCCGCATAGCGAAAAGTTATCACCCTATCAGAACTCGCCTTAACCTTTATTGCCTGATCCGTTTGCCCCAGGGTTTCAGGAGATGATCCTACAAGGCGGGTTCGATAGGTGACAATACATTTATTAACAATATCTCCACCATAATCATAGTCAACGCCTACCATCGAATTATCTAGCGTGCTGTCAACCGTGGTATTAGTTATCAAGTAATCACGGTTCCAAAAATTGATCACACCTGATCGATCAACAAAGATCCTACCATTTTCCCTCCCCGCCACATCTCTCAACGCGCCATATACAGTAGTGCCATTAACCCATTGATCTCCAATATACAAGAACGTAATATCTCCTGTCTGTGCGCTTAAATAATCAGAAACGGCTCCCAGGATTGTATTCTCACCGATCTCTGAGTGACCAGTGATACCAATCAACCAACGACCAGTAAAACCTGGAGGATATACCAGGGATTGCATAAGGATCGTTTCGATCACCTGATCAGCGGTGACATTTTCTTGTAGCGGGATAAATATCTCTGTTCTAGAGGCTCTCGAGAAATACCCTTCTGCCTCCACCACAGTCTTTCTCTCCCCATAGATCCCAGGCGATGGACGGATCTTTGTGATCCACCCCACGAACATGGTTCGATCCGTTGCGGAGTAGGTGGTCACAGTGGTGATCACCCTGCCATTAGTCCAATCCCCATAGATAGCTGAACTGGAGTTTTCAGGGGAGTATTTCTTGTCACTATTTTTAAGTAACAGTTTACATGTGGCGGTTCTGGAGATCGGATCAAAAGGATTAGCGAAACCGATCTGCCAATCAGCCCTCATTACATCATCACTTAGATCCTCATTAGAGTCCGAGAAATCGCCATCCCGATTTAGATCACACTTAACCGAGAGAACCACATCAACCATCAGGAAACCTCCGCAAACTTCTTGCCGCGATATCCGGCCTCTGTTTCCAATCGATCAAAGAACTGAGTAGGATCATCAGCCTCCACATATACATCCCCCATGATGGTCAATCCACCGGATCCGCCGTGTCCTCTGGACGTAACATTACCAGCCAATACCCTGGCTGTCTTACCACCCAGGGGAGTAATCAGTTCAGGGATCCCAAACTCTCCAGCCAGGAACGGGCCTTGTGACACAAGTCCAAACTGACCACCACCAACTCCCGATACTGCACTACCCGCTGTGGAGATCTGTTCAGCCGTAAAACTCGATGCGATCTGAGCCACCGTGGATGTGCGTCCAGTGGGGTTCCCGAAACCACCCTCAACCCCTCCACCTCTAACGTTAATGTGATGAGTGTAGATCACTAGATGTTTTTCAGCATAGTTAGGTATTCGATCCCAGGCCATCTTAACCAGAGCCAAATTGTTCCTGGCTGTCGAGAGCTTTGCAGTTAATTTAGCCCAGGCGTCGCCATGAGTATCCAGAGCTAGATCAGCCTTTGGCAATGTGTCACTTGTGAGAGTAGAGAATGTTTTGATCATTTCTCCTCTCATGTAATCAATCAACGTTCTAATAGCTGGAAGTAGTTCACTTAATATCGTGGGAGTAAGAGAGTGACCAGATCCCAGCCACTTATCCAGTTCCTCAGCTTTAGCAGTAGCTTCCGGTAGAGCCTCTGTAGCGAGTGGGGTTAACCCCTCATCGATCAGTGTACTTAACGCTTCCTTTGCGGCCAGAGCTCCAGCATCCATCTCCTGGAAAGCGGAGAAATCCAGTTCTATTTGAGCTAGTTGATCAAACGCCCCCTTAAGACCACTCTCACCAATCACCTTATCATACGCCTCATCCAGTGGGATCCCCAGGCTTGTGCTGATATTCTCGGCGGTGGCAGTAAGATCTATGTTTTCCATTTCCGTCTCAAAGTTCTCAGCCACCTCCATGATCCCGCCAGCCAATACCAGAGCCTCCTCATCCGTGATCTTATCCTGCTCCCAGGCTGTCTTTACATCAGCCCACAGGGATGCAATTTGACCACCACCAGCCATCCACCACTCCAGATCTGCAATAAATGAGGCAATGGGGGATTGGATGTTTCTGTCCAACCCATCCAGAAAGTTCTTGATCTTTGGACCACTCTCACCCGCCCCTGTTCCCGCTCTCACAATGTCAGCGTTCAATCTCTCTAGTTCATCACTGAGATCCGTTACCTCCCGCGTACCATCTGCCATGAGATCCCAGGTTTCTTGCATCGATGTGGCGAGACTAGATCCATCATCCTCTTGATCTGACATTATATCTCCCCATCTTTCCATCTGTTCGTTTAGTTCTTCTTGAGCTTGAGCGGCCTGTCTCTCGGACTCTGTCATGATCGGGAGAGTATCCCCTGACAAAATCCAAAGTTGTTTGTTTGCTCTCTCCATCTCCGCCACATATTCGGTATAACTCATAGCACTGTTGGTAATTTCTTCGGCGTGTTCTTTGGCGGCGTTTTGTGCATCCCTTTGAAACGTGATCAGGGCTGTTAATCCCTGGGCAACATTAGCCATCGGACCAGATACCCAGGCCGCAAACTCGTCCTTAAGATTTGCTGTCTCAGCGGTCAATCTCTGGTAGTCATCCGTTGCACTCTCCACATTACCGCCAACCTGATCGATCAACCTACCACCGGCCTCCAGGGTAGCATTGAGTAGAGCTAATTGTTTTTCTTCTGCGGTGAGAGCGTCCGTGGATTTACCAACCGACTTAGCATAATCCTCGTTAGCCTTACCGACCTTGACAACAATCCCCAGGTTATCCAGGATCAACGGGCTGGATCTCTTGATACCCTTGTTAATACTCTCATACATGAAGGCGGTATCACCCAGGGCTGGATTGAGCTTGTTCGCCGCCTTGGCAATCTCCATCAATTTATCAGCATTACCTAAGAGAGATTTCCCCAGGGTTTCGGTAGTACCAGCCAGGAGCGTTAAGGTAGAGCTCATAGCATCCATGTTCGAGATGGTTCCACCGGATGCACTTGTGAGAGCATCTAGTTTATCAGGAGCCACTCCCCACTGATTTAGCAGACCCTCCCAGGATTGGGTTGTCTGGATCACCTGGGCTCCCTGTTCACCAAAATCGAGAGCCTTCTTAAACGCAACCGCCGCACCCGCAACGATCCCAAAAGCGGCCGCTGCTTTCATCGCGTGATCCCTCATCTCTTTGAGGGTCATCGCCGATTTCTTGCCACCACCTTCAACCTCATCCCCAGCCTTTTTGCCAGACTTCCCAAGATCCTGGAGATCTTTGTTTATCGTTTCAAAGCCTTTGGTGAGAGCTTCTACAATGAGTTCGGTTTTGATCTGATCAGTCATTTTCTAACCATGCTTTTAGATCGTTCTGGTTATCGGTAAGGGATGTCATATCCTTAGTTTTTTTGAGGGTTAATCTCATGGAGATCACCTCATTGATCGCCTCAATCGCAGACAGTAGGGAGATCTTCTGATCCTCCCAGGATCCACCATTAAGATAGATCCCATGTTTTTCGTGTAACGAGTATGCTCTTAAGATGGAGTTCCACGGGCCAACATCTACAGATCTTGATCCGAACTCCCATCCTGTTTCTGTGTCGCCATTGATCCAGTAGTCAACGGCGCTAAGAAGTTTTTTTGCACACGAAAAGCCGAACCGAAATCCTCCAGAACGACCTCTGATATCCAGTTAATCAAGTAGAGAGGCGTTTTCTGGAGGTTCCATTCTTCGGGGGATTTACCCTCAATCCCTGGGATCCCCCCCCAATCGTCCAGGATCGCCATTGAGACAGCCAGGTTAGCGATCTCAGGGGCTCCTGTAGCCCGATCTCCTAACGCATGGAGAACCTCTGTTCTCCTCACAGCATGAGATCCGAGCCAATCGGGAGGGAGGACTATATAAACATCACCGTAATCGGGATGATCGCAAACCACTTTTCTTTCGTCGGATCGTTTTCTCCAAGTACCAGAAAACAACCCTTTCAAATAGCTCCTAGTTTGGTTCATCTTAGGTCACAGTTCCCCATGCGGGAGCAGTGGATCCAGTTGGCTTCCATCGTGCCTCGTGAACGTGCTTGTTACCATCCAGCACCACTTTGGCATCCAGGAGAACATACTCACCTTCCCAATCGGGATCACCTGCTGTTGGAGCCGCTCCAGCGGATCCAAACTCTAGTGTCAGCGTACCAGTACCACCATTCGATCCATTTAGAACCGTGGTGGCTCCTGTGGTGGCCGTATCATTCAAGTGGAAACGGGCAGTAATCTCACTGTCAGCGTGACCAGCTAAGAAATTACGCACGCTCTCACTCACTCCAGTGAGATCCACCTCATCAAAGGTAAGACCTCCACCGGATACTGATCCGGGAACCAGATCTCCAGATAGATCTCTGGGATTTCCACCACTATCATCCCAAGTTATTCGAAATCCTCGTTCTGATTTATTTTTACCAGCCATATCAAACTCCTTGTATTAGGGTACTCGTCCAAAAGTAATCACAGCCGTGAGCGTACCCGAGGTTCGGGTTAACACGGCTCTTGTATAACGATTTACAGTATCAGCTCCAGATTTTCTCTCCGCAACCACTGTCGATCCATCCGCCGAAAATGTTGTAAGGGTAGCCCAATCACTATCATTAGTAGAGTGTTCAATAGTGATCGCCCAGGTTCCTCCACTAGATACCAACACGTGAAGATTAGCCTGCCACCCATTAACCGAAGAAGCCTCGTTGTCATGGGATCCGCCCGTATATGTAGCGGATCGAGATGTGGCGGCACTCAGGAGCACCCCCATAGCGCCCTCCATGTAAGCATCATACTGAGCCGCGTCCGGTAAGAAATCCGCCGTGATGATCCCCGCTCCACCATCAAACCCACCCACATCCGAGATCTGAACCCCGTACATTAGATAAGCGGGATCCGGTATAGCAGGATCCCCACCACCACCCATTACGAAACTCAGGGGAACATTGTTAGGAGCATCCTTTAGGATGGTAAACGCCCTCCCCGCCGCATCGTTTAGATGAGCCTGATATCCACGCAATCCCAGGATCCTCCGCCCATCCTCCAGGAAGTTCATCACATTCTCACTCCATCCTGTGAACTCCACTTGATCGAACCCATTATCCAGGGATCCATAGTTCCGAGAGTCTCCACTCAGATCATAGGCTCCCACATATAACCGGGCATCTTTCAATCTCTTGTCTTTACCACTTGGGCTCTCAGCCATTTTTAACCTCCGTTCCCTCATCGTCGGGGGAAGTAGATTTAACCTCCGTTCCCTCATCGTCGGGGGAAGTAGATTTAACCTGGGGCTCCTGGGATCGTGTAACGCCATCCGCTGGGATCAAAATCCCTTGTTTCATCCATACGGTTATCACCGATTTAGGAAAATCGCCCTGTTTGATCTCGTCACCGATCTTATAGCTCTTTTTCTTTTTATCGTTTCTGAGTTCTGTGGTAGCCACTAAGATCTCAGGGATCTGTGATTTTTTAGTCATCAATATTCCTCCGCATCCATGATCATTATTTGATACAAATAGATAGGCTCCGCCTCCACAAGTTCATCAGGTGTAAGGTAGGGATCAAACCAGGGAAGAACAGGAGTTTGAGATCTGATCTCATCAATGGTGATCCCCTCCAGACCATCAGCAGATCGGTTATCATCCGTATCCATAGTATCTATGATCGCCTGTCTACCATTTCTAAAGTTAATCAAAGTGGTATCCCATCCATCAAATACCTCGACCAGCCATACCTTAATTTGCCACTTTGTGACAGGATCTCTTGTATCTCTCCTGGCCACAAAATCATCCGAAGTTTCAATAACTACTCTACGTCCACCACTCACACTCTCATCGAACATAGAGAAATCATTGATCAGCACCTCATCATCATCGAACTCACTCATCCCTTGGATGATGTCCTGGATCCCTTCCTGGATCGTTTGTTCGCTCATTTAGTCATTAGCTCCCTAATAAACCTACTAGAGATCAAGTTGAGCATATCTCTCGCTCCTGGCAGCCATCTCCGATAAGCTCTCCCAATAAACGGGTTCGGCTTAGTACCAGGATGTTCCACCCCATACACGATCACTGTCTCTCCACCTACCTCGAACGCCAGGGGCTTACCAGGAGGGCGGGGTGGCTTGGGGATGGGATGTGGCTTGGTTCCCTTAGTGATAAACTCTACTAGAGGGGAAGGGGCGGAGAGCGTAAAACCAACCGCCTCGGCGGCTACAAATGTTCTAAACCGGATCCCCTTGGCAAAATCACCGGATCTCTTTGGAGCCTCCTCCTGAGCCAATCCTGTCATTCTCCTAGCCTGATCACGGATCAAATCTCTCCTGATCTCCAGGAGCTTTCCGTTAGCTTTCGCCCACCTACCGCGCAGATCTCGGAAGGACGGAACCATAGTGAGTTTAAACATCGTGGCGGTATTATCAGCCATCAATCACTATCCCAATTCTCAAACGTATTACCGAATTGTTTTCTCTGCATGATCGGATAGATCCTGGATCCAGATCTGTCTCTGGTTTTTACGGCCACACTATCTATCACCGATCGAGATCTGGTTGCTCCAAGAGCCTCAAACCCTCTCGCCTTCTCCTCTACAAAGTTCATAATAGACTCTGCCAGGAGAGTATGGCGGGATTTACCAGCCCGTTTATCCTTTGTCGTTGGTCCAAACCTACCAGATCCGTTGACACCCTCCACCATAGCGGCGGCGGTAGTATTAACAAACTTATCGATCACCAAAACACAATCGGCCTGCTCGATAGGAATATCGAACCCCTCATCAGCAAATAGCGTATTGATTTCAGCGGAGATCTGATCAATCCACGTTACCAATACTGGTTCGGTGGGATTTGTAGTTCCATCGAAGTCTCCCGATCCATTAGAACGGCGGGGAGTGATCGCGGCAATTCCAGCAGTAGATCCGTATGAGTTAGTGGCTATATCTGTCATGGGTTATCCACCATCATCACTGAAACAGGGCGTATGTGACTTGGGCGGTTCCGGTAGGCGAACCACCATCAGCATCATCCTTTAACCGGATGAAGGGAACCCCACGGATATCCAGGACAAAATAATACTTACCCGTTGCGGTCATTGAAAACTTATTTACGGTAGAAGTTTTTGTTCCAGCGGCGGCTGTCCAGGTTTGATACTGATGCTCATCTCCACCACTTACATGGAGAGCATAGGGAACAACGAAGAGGCCGGTTTCATCCCCCTTTGTATAATCAATGTAAACACCCAGGAAACTATGACCTTGAACATTGATCTCTTTTCCAATCAGAGTTTCGGTGGCGCTTATTGTTGCGGCTGATTGGAGTTCTTCAATTACAGCAGGATAGGACATATCTCATACCTCAATCGAGACAGATCCCATCACTGAGATCTGTCTCATTTTTTAGGATTATTCATCCTGTGAAAGTAGTTTACGAACATCACCGACCTTGATAGAGCCATCCTTACCAGTTCCAATAACCTGGGCAAGATCGATACCATGTTCATCGGCGAGATCCTGAGCGGTTTTGGACGCCTTGTAACCTACAGTATCAGGAACATCATTACTGATCTGTTCCTCAGGGATCCGATCAGTAATAACTAGAGCAGAATGCTTTCGGGCCTCATCCTCACACTCGGCAGGAACGGGGCGAAACTCTGATTTTACAAAGATCTCACCACCACAGGCTCTTACAGTCGACCAGCGTGCGTCTTTTTTAACTTTTGCAAACAACATATCTAGCTCCTTGGATTTGATTTAATCGGCTTGTGTTGGCTCTACTCCGCCATCAGCATTTGATTGACCGTTACACCAGTAATCTGAACCATCGGAGATCATATAAACAAAATCTCCAACAACAGAAACACCACTGGCAAACGTGATTGTGTCACCATCGGCCTGATAGGGGCCATCTGTTCCTGTGTCCGTTTCAAGCTCATTGATTCCACAGGTTAAAACATTTTCAAGGTTATTGCCTGTGATGATCGTATAGTTTGCTCCAGAGGGAGCGGCAGTGATAACAAACCGAAAGGAACATCCTGCGGCCACCGTAGAGATCGCGGGGAGAGTGGTTTGAAATTCTGTTCCTGAATTTAGGAACATCGTTTTTCCACATTCCGCGGCGGTTAGGACATTGGCGGCGGTGACAACCTCAGCGAGCTCGAGAGTTCCACCCGTCCAAGTAGTGACCTGATTTTCATCAACGGCAAAGGCTGGAGTAGTACCACAAGTAGCTCCCAAGCCCACTACAAGATCATCCGCGCTATCATCCATACACGCATAGAAATCCTGTGCGTTACCATCAAAGATCAAGAGGTTATCCTCTTCTTCGGCGTTGCCGATTGTGACATCCTCATACAGGATCACATCTTGATTTTCATCTGCGCTTAGGATCGGCGTAGTACCTACAGTAGATCCAAGGCCGAGAACCATATCATCAGCAGAATCATCCAGGGAGAAGTAATAATCTTGAGCGGCTCCATCATATAGGAGGGTGGCATCTTCCTCGCCAGCATCTCCGATAGTTAGAACAGGAGTGGTGCCTCCCATTGTAAAATCACCATACGTAGTGACAGCCAAGTTTTCATCAATGCCAAGTCCGGGCGTAGTTCCCACAGTAGATCCCAGGCCGATCAGGAGATCATCAGCACTGTCGTCCAGGGCGATATAGAAATCCTGTGCGTTACCGTCAAAAGTAAACTGTGCGTCATTGGCGGATCCATCAGCGATCACAATCTCTGTAGTAGTTGCGCTATCCACAAAGGAAAGTTTCGGGTCTGTACCTACAGTAGATCCATAGCCGATCAAGAGATCATCAGCAGAATCATCCAGGGCGATATACCAGTCGTCAGCGTTACCATCGAAGGCGAAATAACTATCAGCGGCGAGCCCACTACCAACTACAAGGCTGGTGAAGTTTGTCTCACCCTCAGCAATCAATACAAATCCAGATGCGGCGACTAAAAGTAATCCAAGAACGAGGATCACGGAAATTAAACGTTTATTTTTCATCGTTTTTTGCTCCTTATCTTTAGAGATCCCCACCCTCAATGAGAGTGAGGATCTCTTTATGATTTAGGATTAGGATCTCTTAGGAGTCGCCCATGTAAGCAAGACGCCAATCACCATACACCACCTCATAGCGTGCATGATATTGGATGTAATGCATACCACCATTACCAGCCTGGGAGTCGAACCACATATCATTCAACTCAGGCCGCTGGCGGATCACAACCAGGATAGGCTTGGAGTCTTCACTGGAGCACACAACGATCCACGCGTCATCATCCATCTCAGGGCTAGTAATAAAGCCCAAACGACCTTGCCACGGGTTCTTCTCGCGGTTTCCTGAATTGTAGATCCAGTCATTATCCGCGATCTGAGATACCTCACGGGCGAGATTGGGAGATGTGACAAGCAGGTCAGGAACATAGTTCACATACTCACCAGTATCATCCAGGGATTTCTGAGCCGCCACGTAGACGGTTTCAAAATTCGTGGGGGAAAAGGCGAGATCATACTCGTTGTCCTGGTTCGTCTGATACTTTCCACCTGGATCCGTGTGATCACTGTCAAAGAACTCTTGACCGTCATAGCACAGCCCGTAGGTAGTACCATCGCCACCGTTGAGAACCTGGAAAGCCCGTTTGTTGAGATGTTTCTGGAATGTGGGCATCAGGTTTTTGAAGTTTCGCTCCAGGGATGCGGTCTGATCATCTCGGATTGCATTCTTGGAGATCTTCAAGGTGAGATACCAATCTTTGGGCTTTACGGTCATACCCTTTTCGATCATGGTATCGACGATCTTGGGATCTTGTGTGGGGAGCGGAGTACCGCCGAGATCAACCAATGTCTGTTCACTGGCGGTTAGATCCACCTCAAGCGCAATTCGCGAGTAAGGCATGTTTGGCTTGGGTTTTGAGATCAACACACCTGTACGGGCGGCGACCTCTAGATGTTTAGGTAATGCGTTTGAAATAGCCATTATTTACCTCACATTTAAGTTATGTGCGATTGCACAATACGGCCCTCAGGGCGGATAAACACAGTGCTATCCACTACTCGGAACACGGTTCCGACCTTCAGGTTTGTAGACGCCGTGGTGGAGAATGTACCACTGTCGCTCATGTAGAGAGACTTGCCCACATCGGCATCAGTGATCGATCCAGCAGGGAGCCCGACATAAGTAGGATCCTCATAAATGTCGATCACGTTATCAGTTTCGGTGTCAGTGGTTGCGACTGTCTTAGCCTCACCAGCATAGCCGATGAAAACATCAGTTGCTTGGAGAGTGACATTCGAGTCAAATATACGGGGATAAACCGTATCTTCACTAACATCCAGGATCATCGGAGATCCAATATAGGCAACCTGGGCGGCGGAATTATCCAGCGTCCATCTACCCAAATGAGCCTCGCCGTATACCCTCAGATATTGATCAGCAGAAATATTAGCCATCTTACTCCTCCTTCTCCGTCACTACAAACTCGGAGAGATCAAATTCGGCGGGATCGCCTAGTTCGTTGGTATCAAAGAAATCCTCGATCGACACCCCGGCCTCCTGAGCCTGAACTAAGATCGCAGACACTTTAGGATCCAGAGCTTTCTCACCAGGAACATAATCCTCGCCGTCTAAGCCTTTGGATTTGAACGAGATCGGGCCGCGTGTCCAAACTGCCTGTAGAATGTTACAAACACCCTCACGGGCCTCATCATCGATACTCAGGAGGATCGCCTCAAGTTCTTGCTGAACCACGGGGAGCCCGTGAGCGTTACCATCATCACCCTGACAAACCTTGGTGGCGAACTGAGAAACCTCTTGCTTGCGGCGGTACTCGGCGGTCATCTGAGCCAACATGATCCCCATTTGGTTCTCCATGTTTTCCAGCTCTAACTTAAGAGCACCTTCCACCTGTTGCGTGAGAGTATCTCGCACACCATCCAGGCCAACCAAGTCACCAAAGATCTCGCTGGAGAGTTTTTCACGAATACGCTCTACAGCGGCGGTGACAGCGGCTCCCTCGCCATCAAGGCCAAACTCAGCCATCACAGCGGATTGAGCCTGAGCCATCACTTGAGCGCGTTCCTCATCCGATAGCCCTTCTAACGTCATTTTCTTTGCCATATCATGGCCTCCTTCACTAAGTAGGTTACTGACGTTTACTTCTTCTTCATCATCCAGGGTTGATCCACTAATGATCTCCTGGATCCATTGTGTAAATTTTTCGGGGATCTCCTGGGCGGCCTCCACCCAGGTTTTCTCCAGTTTTACAACTTTCCATTTTTCAAAGGGATCAAATGTAATCACCCCATCATCATCCGTAGAGTATGCTACTTTGTAATCCTTTCCCTTCCACTTAACGATCACATAATCATCGAATACCCCATCATAAGCTACCCAGGGAATACCCTGATCGTCTGATACTTCGGCAGGAGAGGGAACAGGGCGGAGAGCATCTCTAAAAGCATCTTTTACTTTACGAGCCTGCTCGTTCAAGCTATCCTCTGTGAGGTAAGAGATCTCCTCAGATAACATGATGGCATCAAATAGCGGGATCCCTTTCTCGTCTTTATTGGCGGGATAGTTTGTGAGAGATCCACCTAGTATCTCAAAACTCTCAGTATTAAACACGGGAGAGAAGTTTGTCATGATCTTATTTTTGATAAGCTCAACCCCCAACTTAGTCCAGGCCACAGCCAACATCAGGGCGGTTCTCTTTTTGCCCCCGCTATCCGTAACAGATCCCAGGGATGCACCCGTGATCCATCCAGCGGCTTTTCCAAATGAGTGTTTCTCATCATCAATAGGGAGCCCTGGCTCTCCCTTGTCTTGCATCATCTTAATCCGTTTTATTGTGTTGGGGAGATACTTGTTCTTGATCTCTTTTGCCTTGACCGCAAACTTACGACCAAGCATATCTACCCCATCCTTAATCACCGATAGCCCCGCGATATCCTTTCCCTTAGTTAGAACATCATCCTCAGGGATCGAGAGATCGTTTTCTGCTAGTAAGACAAATACACCATTTTCGATTTTGTTTGACATAAGATCCTTTTAAACGAAAACCGGGCGATCCTTTGTAAATCAGATCGCCCGGCAGTCGTAATAAGTCCACACGACAAGCGGCTCATATTAAGTTGTCACCTGGGATTATGCCACAGGTACTATACAAGAGTCAAGCTAGATTTTAGGCATCCTCTTTTTGGCAACGGGCATCATCCTGGAGATATCGATCATCCAGGTCATCCCATCATTGGATTTTTCCAAGATGATCAAGTAAGATCCAGGATCCAATCGATCCACCTGTCTCGCTATAGATGTGGCTCTCTTGGATGTGTCGTGGAGCTTGGGATCATCTTTCTTGTTGGGATCTTTATCCACCCCAATCCTCCTGTTCTCCCAATGTTTTGAGGAGCCTGCACAGGATCCAACCCTGATTGATGATCTCCTGTCCATCATGTTCTACAATAGTATGAACGTGAGCATAATTCCCTCCATCTTGCTCCACGATCTCCGTAACCTCCACCTGGGTTCCATGGGCTAGATATCCCGTGAGATTTTGAGGTTCCAGGAGACCAGATCCAGGCACTCTCCACAAATAAAGATACTCCTGTACCACGTTACCAAACTCAATTGACTGAGGGTATCGATCTATGCCCCACACTTGATCAAACATCGGTTTTGATTGCTTTACCATAAACTCTCCAGGAGCGTCTCTAAGCGTTTTTGTATCTTCATTTATATGGTTTAACCTATTGTGTACATATTCCAGATCTAGGATTGATTAGGCGAGATCTGGATCATTCTGGTCATTATCGGGCAAGATAAACCCCATTTCGCTGGCGTCCCTAAACAACCTAGAGAGACAACCGTCACACAAGGCTATCACCATCATTGACCTGAACTTAATCAGATATACCATCCCACCCCAAAGATCACAAACAATACACGGTTTGAGATCCTTTCCGTTTCCATAATCTATAACTAGAACACTGAGATCCATGTCAAATACTCACCCAGCCATCAGGAAGATCCCGTAGTTTTACCTTATGTCCTAGTTGTCTTGGTAGAAACCTTGAGACACAGTGCGCCAGAGCCAACCAGCATTCACGACATAAATATATCTTCGTACCTCCAACCTCTACGGCTATTACAGCCCTTGAGAGACAACCGTCCTCATCACACATGGATGCAAAACAACCTAACACTGTCACACTTCCCATGTTTAACTCCTATCGATACTCCTGGTCAATACCTAATATTCTATTATTGGATCACCTTCAAAAATACTGTGTACGTTTCCTTATTTTTGAGAGCTCCGTTCGGATGGGGATCGTGAACAACCTTACCACCACATCCCACCACACTATGCCAAAAGTTCCCATTTTTGCTTTTACCATTGATGATGTAATAGCCCACTGGATCCACATCACTCTTACTGATATCAATGTCAATAGGCTGTAGCCCTAAGTTATCGATACACCATAGAGAGAATTGCTCGTACCAGCCAGATCTGACACCCCATCGGGGGATCTCATTAAGATTCAGATCAAACATAGATGCCAAACAAGCCTGTTGACAATTTCCTCCTGGAAATCCAAATGTTGTCTGATTTACCTTTTTCATATTAGCTCCTATCGATATTCCTTGTCACATTGACAATTTCTTTGACACTGGCACTCGGATCCTGGGGATGGATAGGTTCCAAGGGGAGCCCACCCTCCCGCCTCGTAGGTTAGACAATCATCACAATTATTCGTACCACCCAACACTCTCCGCTCTTCCGTGAACCCAGCCTCCTCTTTAGCCTCTTGAACTCCATCGTAGTATCCAGTTCGTGACGCCTTGGCGTAGAGATCTGCCCTCCACAGGATTTGATCCCTGGTCATTTTGTTGTCGGCGATATCAAAAGCGAATTTATTCAGTTGCTGGTACTCAAAACGCAACCGCCCACCCATCCGCCCCCATGCGGTCTGTGTCATCTGCTTTACTCCACCGCGCCCCACGGATGAGGCCAACCCCCAGGAGTCTTTCACAGCGGATCCCATTTGTTTCTGCCATGTGGAGAGATCGATCTTTCCATCCAGGAATCTCTCGGTGATGTTACGCACACCACTAGACAGATCTCCAGCGATCATCCTGCCCACATCCTTCTCCACCGTGGTATCGGATATCGGTCTACCAGTGACAGCCGATACAAACACAGCCTTGATCCGATCCCATAATCGGGCGCCCACTCTCGCGGCCAGTATCGATTTACTCATCATCACTGTCATCTGGTTTGGGATTGGCTCTGATAAGAGCGGAGATCCTGGGTGAGATCTTGGCGGCGAGTTTTACCAATCGTTTAGCAAACGTATCAGGATCGATGTTCATCAGATCCGTTTCTCTTGTGAGATCGATGGGGTGCTCATCGGGATCCACAGCAAACGGGCGGCGAGCTCCGTGGATCACGGCATGCATCAGGGCTTTTTGTAGATCCTCTTTTGAGAGATCCTCAACAGAGATCTCCGCCATCCTGGCATAATCCTCTAGAGCCACTCCCACATCCACGGAGATGATCTCATCACCTTCCTGGGGATCCTCATCCAGCGGGATCTCATCCTGATCCTCAAATGGATCCTCATCATCCTGGGGAACACTCACCACCTCATCATCACTCATCTCGGCGGTTTGTTCTGGCAAGAATTTTGATTTACGCCTCACCGCCATCTCATCATCTGTGGTGATTGAGAAGGATCTTCCAAACTTCTCCACAAATCCCGCCAGCGCGTTGAGATCGATGGGCTTCTCCACAGGCGTGGCGATCAGTGGGGGGATCCTTGTAAGATCACCAAATGATCCAGGATTATTTCTTATCAACCATCTTCCGATCTGTTGCCCGCCCTGATCAGCGAACCCCTGCATCATGGAGTTGAATACTTCCATATACATCTCACTCGCATCACTCACCGCGGCAAACGCTCCCGCTCCTGATGTGGTGGCCATACCCACCCATTGTAGAATGTAAGATTGTAGTTTGCGGAGAGAATAAAATCGGATCGTGTCCAGTATATCTCTGGCGGCGGGGAATGGGATCGAGATCATATCTACTTCAAATTGATCCATGATCTCAGTTATAAAGTTTCCATCACTTGCGGCGGCGAGAGCTTCGGCGGCATCCGCCACCATGTTCTCCCCATCAGCGTCCAGAGCCTCCTTGACTTTGAACTTTATATATCCCGCGGTATGCTCGGCTCCGATCCCCATGATCACCTCATAGCCATACATGAGCCGCTCCATCCTCCACACGGCCTCCAGGGGGGAGAGCCCTTCGGGGTTATTGGAATCACCGAATGTTATATGTAGACACTCCTCAAATGGGAGAGGGATTGTCTCTGAGTTTTCGGCGTATGGATCCCTCTGGTTCATCCCTATTACTCGACTATTATCGCCCTCCATCCAGGATGCGAGAGTGGATTGAGATCTCCAGGCTAATCGGCGGATGCCGATCAGGCCATCATTGTATCCAGATCTCCAGTCACTATCAGGGGAACTCCACTCATGGGATCTCAATCCTGGAGTGACGTACCACAAGCCCCAGCCCATAAATGGAACCTGGGCCGCGAGAGTGTTCCTCCACTTTTGGATCCCATCCTCAATATCATCGAGGACTTGATTTCCAAACTCCTCAAACTGTTTGTCATCATCAGTAGGATCTTCCCAGTCGATCTCATATCTAAAACCTACCTGAGATGCAAATGAGCTCATCATCAATCGAGCCACGGATATCTCGCCATCACTTCTACGGATCCTCTCTAGTAGAGAGTAACATCCAGGCCACTCCATTTTCGTATGATAAGCCTCCTGGATAAACCCGGACATCATAGCCAATCCCTGGCTCCCCTTCTCCTTAAATCTTCCCGATCTTGTTTGTGCCATTTGTTATACTCCCTGGAAGATCATTCCTTCCATCTGGATTTGTGACCCTCAACTTTGGTAAGCCCTCGGATCTTTGAGTAATCAATTTTTACATCCTCAAAAAATGCCTGGATCACACTGTCGCCAGCATCCGTGGATCTCTTGAGGCGTTTTTTTACTTCCTTCTTACTCTCCACTTTTATCCTGGCTCCACTCATCACTCTCCAGGATGGCGCCGTGAGATCTCCAGTAAGTTCATCATCTGGAGGAAGAGAGATCACCTCATCGATCAGGAGATCTCTCACATTCCACCATGCGGCGGATCTAACATCAGCGAACCCTAGCTCTCCACTGATATCCTTTCTATCTGTTTTTGCTCCAGCGACAAATGGGATTATTCTCCAGGGTTTCCTCTGTGATTTACGGATCTCTCGCAAACGATCCACTACTCCAGCCCCCACTCCGATCACATCTATGATGGCATACCCTATCCACTTATCGAGTATACCCTGAGTGCGCCCTGCGACTGCCATTGTATCCCTTTCATTACTGCGAGTCAATTCTTGGATGAGCCACTCGAACCTCTTGGCGTATGTAGAGTAGTTTCCACCCCTGCCAACATCCACACCCACACAGGTAAACTTTAGATCATAATCATCCTTATTATCATTCCACTCATACCACCTCTCATTAGCCTCCTCAACCAGGGAGAGTGAGATCACGCCCACATCGGAACTCTTAGCAAAATTACCCAGCACCCTATTTTGATATACCGCAGATCCTTCTCCCCACTGTTTCCTCCTCTGGTTTGCCCAATCTTTATTGACACGCCCAGCCTTAATCGCATCCTGGAGAGACACATGAATCACATGCCAATCCTCATATCCCGCTTTCCTAGATTGGATCTCATAAAATCTCCCCTGAGGTTCTCCAGGTGTAGAGATCGAGAGGATGTAGGCCTCACCACTAGCGAAGGCTCCCTCAGTCGCATCCCATGTATCCACGGGGATCGCCTTACTCTCATCATAGATATACAAGATATGATCTGCATGGGCTCCCTCCATTGCGCTATAATCATCCGATGTAATAGCAAACGCCTCACCCGTTGTGAGCTTAAGCGAAAGTGTTCTAAGTTCTGTTCGTGTGTTAAATGGTTTTCTCCCAATTACATCCCACCTTAGATATCTCGCCCATTTATGGATCTCAGGCCATAGAAATTTGGTAAGTTGTCTCCAAGCACTGGCAGTTGTAGGACACTTCCAATCATCCCCATCTCTAGTGAGAGCAAACCACAACACAGCCCACGCCGCATCGGCTGTCTTACCCAATCCGTGCGGACCACGCACACTCACTCTCCTCTCTTTCGGGATCCTGGCGAGTACATCCTCCTGGTAGGGAGCCGGGCCATCCTGATCTTTAATCAATCCCCACGCAATACAATCACGCACAAATCCAGCAGGATCATCCCAATATTTCTGCTTAAATAACTGGTACTCTGTGGAGTGGAGATCAGCGCCCGCGGCTCTTTGTAATCTGTGGGAGATCTGATAGTCCAGCCATTTCTCCGTAGAGTTCATATACCCTCGATATTATGTTATTACCATTTGGAACCGTCTCGAGTTCCGCCACAAATAAACTGATCAGTGCGTCTAATCTCATCAACACCGCGGATCTGGTCATCATCTCTCCCTTATCCGCCATGATCTTCCTCTCTGTGTCTACAAGCTTTCTCACCTGTTCTGTTTGATCGTTGATCCCCTCAATTTGTTCCTGGAGATCCGCTCCCTGTTCCAAGAGATCTCCCAATAACACAAGACCATTAGCAAATCCCTGGGCATCCTTCTTGGATTGAGCTTCCAGGGTTTGATCGTATACCTCTTTTGCCCTGGTCCATAACTCAATAGAGTCTACGCGCCCAAGGAGTTCAACCCTGGAGGCCAGTAGTGTCCGGGTCAATTGTAGTTCCTGGGTGACTGTTACCTGATCGGGATCCGATGCAAACTCAATATGCTTAGAGAGTAGATCTCCCGTGAGATACTTTGACAATCCTTTCCCCTGATAATTTGGATGTGCGGTTCCCTTTAGAGATGCCCCTCCGTGTCTCTTACATGCTCCCCCCGCTCTCTTAACCTTCATCCTACAGTATCGATGATGATTGCACTCTGGACAGTGGAGGAGTTCATACTCACTGGCTGGATATCTGTGGCCACAAGATGAACACCGCTTTACTCTACGGCAACAATAATCTTGATCACAGGTATCACACCGAAATCGATCCCCGATCTGGTAAACAGATCCAGCACAGGATCTCACAGTACACTCGAAAACTGGAGTATCGGTCATCCCAATATTGCTTGCCTAATATTGGCTGCTACCGCATACATGAATAGGGGTGGAACACTATTGCCAACCTGATCAAGTATATTATTCCGCTGACCATATATTTTGTAATCTTCTGGAAAGGATCCCAGCAACATGATCTCCTTTGCAGTTAGAAAGCGCGGATAATTCCAATGCACAAGCCCTGTACCTGCCGACTTAATGATCGTCGGAGATGGCCTATTCGGATTTAGCTTGATTGTTCCAAACATATTTCCCTTTGGATGATACTTGCTTGCTGACTCTCCATGCTGTAATAGTTTCCAATATGGCCTGGTTGATGGATTTAAATCTGGACCACCAAAACTCTCAAGATGCCCTATAGCTGCCTTCGTGCTAACTGGCCTAAACTGTGGAGTAGGGTATATACTGCCATTCCCCCTATCCCGGAGATCATCGCGAATACCAATAAATATAAGTCGCTCCCTTGACTGCGGAACAGAATACCAGCACATATTCAACAAGCGCACACTAACTTTATAGCCTGCTTTTTTTAGTTCTTTTACTATTTCAGAGAAAATTAATTTCATTTTCCCCTGAATTAGCCCGCTAACATTCTCCATTACAAATACCTTTGGCTTAATTTTCTTCAACAAGCGAGTATATTCCAAATAGAGCATGTTTCTATTATCTTCAATATTTCGCTTTCCTGCATTGCTAAACCCCTGACACGGAGGAGAACCATCTAGAACATCGAGCTCTCCAGGCGCCAATCCTATAATATCAAGGCACTCCGATGATGACAATAGTCTAATATCTCCATTATATATTGGCAACTCCGAATTATTATTTTTCAGTGTTGTAACTGCATACTTATCCCACTCAACTGCTAATAGCTCTCTATACCCAGCCATTGAATATCCAAGCATAGATCCACCACAACCCGCAAATGTAGATACTACAGTAGGAGCATTTATATCCTTTGGTATAAGATGCTTATTCCACATAATATCTAAATGCTTTATATAGTTATCTATTTCGGGAAGTCGTGACCACACTCTGGACATTCTATATATTTAACCTCATCTGCAACAGTTTCATCATAGGATTTTTCTTGTGGTTCTAGTATAAACTCTAGATCCAACTCGCGCTCTTTAAAGCCCTGTTCCAAAAGATCATCAAGATCAAAGAATGTGGAGAGCTTATCAAAATCTATTTCTCCTACTGCACCCTTATACAGTATTATCGTTAGTTCCTTTTGCTCAACTTCTGTCAGACCTCTACTAGATACTCTTACATCTACCTCAAGCTCTGGTCCGTACTCGTCAGCAAGTTCCCACACTCGCTTTCTCTGATGCCCATCATATAGCTCATTATTAGGTCCAATTGCCAAGGTTATAACTTGACCGAACTTCTTAAGAGATTGACGTAATCTGCGCGCATTATCTTTAGTTATTTGTTTTGGATTTTTCTCCCACTCGATAAGATCTCCCAACTTTCGCCGCTCATTCTTCCAGGTTATTTTATCCATTTAATCCTCTCTATCCCCATACTCTACAATAGCATTTCGTACAGCCTCATAAGCCCGATTGTAGATGTCAGTAAACTCCTTACTCGGCCATTTGTGGTGACGTTTGATTGCCCTTGCTACGGGTGGCATAAACTTCTCCACCCTTGGATCGCCAGGGCTCCAAAGTTTTGGAGGGTTCTCAATTACAACTATTGGGGGTTGGCTTTTGACTTTTTTGCTCATAGCTCCTCTAAGTTTACATATTAAAAGTAGAATGGATTATAGATCCAATCACAAACAGGATCACAACCAATGCTCCCAGCCCCATCCAGATCCACCACGGGAAGGATGAGACATATCTCTTAGGGAACCGCCTGTCATGGATCGGACACTCCGCCTCTGGTTCTAACCCATAAGGTTCCTCAACTACACAATAATTACCGCAATCTATAAGATGATCATCTGGTGGGGTCATAATTCGGAGTATAGCGTAAATCCCATAAAAACGCAATCTCCAGGAGCGTTTCTAAGGGATTTAAACACCTCATAGGGTAATAAGTATTACATAGGCGGGGATTCACCCCCTAGGTGAGATGTAGGCATATCCTCTCAGGTGATTTACAGGAGTATAGTAACAAAACGGGAGATGCGGTAGGAAAAATACCAGGTGCTTCACTCACCCGATACAAAAAAACCCACATCTCCCTATAGGAGGAAAGGGGCTATGCCAAACCCCTTACAGGTTATTATACTTCATCCTGGGGATCTTCTCCAAACCCACCTGGATCATCGCTCTCCAGGAGCCTGGTGAGAGTTAATACAGGATCACCATCCCCATCCAGGGATCCAGGAACAGAGAACCCTAGAGTTTTTCTTCCCGTTTCTTTTGATAGGATCTCACGGGAGAACAGGATCCCCTTATCCACCATATCGACCAGACGTTTTCTAGTTCGATCTACAGAATTTACAGAAGGAAAGATATTGAACCTGTGCGCCTCCTTTGCTGTGAACTCCACTTCTGTTTGATAGGGAGTTTCATAATACCTTTTTAGATCCTCCATGATAGTCCTTTTAATGCTCATATCACAATAACCTCATCCTCCTCCTGTTCATAATCGAGAACAGGACACTCCCACATCACCTCTCCATCGGGTTCCACCACCGCAAAAAACATCCCCAGGGCAGACACATCTCCTGGGGCGATCTTATATCCGAACTCTGTTTTAGCTTGCAACGAAGGTAACAGGATCCCATCAATCCGCGTTGTCTTACCCTGATAATAACGATGACAGTAGATGTGTCGATGAGCTCTCAGCCAAAACCTGGGGATCCTGGATCCTCTATCCAATAGCTCAAAGTATAAGGACACAAGATACTGGCGAAGAGCGTTACCCTCCAGATACTTCCTCCGCCCCTTCCCCACCTCAGCATGATGAGCAATATCAAACAGGATCCCATTGAGATCCAATCTCAACCGATCCCACACATATCGACCATCCTTATACTCCTGGGCGGCGGTTCCTTTTCTCA